GGAGGAGACGTAAATATTACTGGAGAGCGAGGAGGCCATTCCTATGGGTCTGGCACTACGGTAGGTACTAACTTCTCAGGAAAGGGCGGCGGCGCACCCGGATTTGGCTCAGGAGGCCCAGCTTTAGGTTTGGTGGCTACCGCAGGCGTAGCAGGTACTGGTTTTGGTGCAGGAGGTGGGGGATCACACGGTAACAATACTGCAGCAGCCGGTACTGGCGGCATCATTATATTCGAAGCTTACTAAATAATCAAGAAAACACTTGACTTTTTGCTAAAAGTGTGGTATAATTAATACACTGTTGTAGAAATACAACACAGTCCTATTTAGGAGAAACTGTGGATAAAGACATTCAGGAGTACTACGAGGCTAGGTTTGACATGATGGCCTCAAAAGGATGGAAAGATCTGATGGAGGATGCCCAGAAAATGCTGGATGCCTACAATAAGATCGAAAGATTAACTGGTGTTGAGGACTTACACTACGCCAAAGGACAGTTAGATATCCTAAACTGGGTAATAAACCTTAAGCAAACTTCGGAAGAAGCCTATAGGGAGTTAACAGATGAAACGGATATTTGAGTTCAGGTGTGTAAAGAGTCATCTCACTGAGAAATTGGTCGATGATGAGGTTCGCTCAATAGAGTGTCCCCATTGTCGCAATGAAGCTTCTCGTATTATCTCGTCACCCCGTATCAGTCTGGAGGGCATCACAGGTGCGTTTCCTTCAGCGTGTGATGCGTGGGCTAGAAAACACGAAGAAGCAACTAGAGTCGCTTACAAGAAACAGCAAAGCTGATTCCAAGTGACATTTTAAAGTTCCTAGAATCCGTTGTGGACAGGAGGATAATGTGGCCGCATCTTTTACCGAAGCGCAAGAAGAGTTATTTGAAGCAAGTGATATTACTCAGCAAGAGACTCAGCAAGTAGCTGAAGAACCTCAGACTGAGGCCGTACAGGAAGGCACTCCTGCAGAGGAGAATCTCCCCACCAAGTACAAGGGCAAGACTCTTGATGAAATAATCAGGATGCACCAAGAGGCTGAGAAGCTAATTGGTAGACAAGCCCAAGAAGTTGGTGAAGTACGCAAGCTTGCAGACGAACTTATCAAGCGACAACTCGACAATAAGAAAGAAGTTGAGGTCACAAAAGAAGACGAGATCGATTTCTTTGAAGATCCGAAGAAGGCAGTAAGCCGAGCAGTAGAATCACATCCTGCTATTCAAGAAGCAAAGCAACAAGCTTTACTATTGAAACAGCAGCAAACGCTGACAAAGTTACAACAGGAATTTCCTGACTTTCAGCAGACAGTAGCTGATCCTTCCTTTGCGGAGTGGATTAAAGCCTCACCAGTGCGTATGCGGTTGTATGCTGCGGCTGATGCGGACTTTGATTTTGATTCAGCCTCTGAGCTATTGACAAGTTGGAATTATGTTAAACCTAAAGCCGTAGCCCCTGCTTCTGCTCCTGCGCCAGAGATTAAAGCGGCACAGAAAGCAGCAGTCAAGTCAGCTACAGTGGATGTTGGTTCTAATACTGGTGCTACTTCTGCAAAGGTCTATCGAAGAGCGGATCTAATCCGTTTACAACTGGAAGACCCAGATCGTTATTACCAGCTACAAGATGAAATTATGGCTGCATACGCTCAGGGTCGAGTTAAATAAACTTAATCATTTAGGAGATTTAAAATGGCTCTTGGTACCGATCATGTAACAAAAACGACAGCGGATAAATTTATCCCTGAAATTTGGTCTGATGAAATCATCGCCGCTTATAAGAAGAACTTGGTTGCTGCTAACCTGTTCTCTAAAATGTCTTTCAAAGGCAAAAAAGGCGATACGCTTCACATTCCTAAACCCACTCGTGGCGATGCTGCAGCTAAGTCTGCATCAAGTCAGGTAACTCTTATTGCTGCTACTGAGACCGAAGTTCAGGTTCTCATTAACAAGCATTATGAGTACAGCCGTTTGATCGAAGATATTGTCGAAGTTCAGGCACTCTCTTCGCTGCGCCGTTTCTACACGGATGATGCTGGCTATGCGCTAGCTAAGCGTGTTGACGTTGACTTGGTTCAGCTTGGTCGTGGTATTAACGGTGCTACCGTTGGTACAAACGACTACGCTACTGCTGCCGCAAGCACGAATGCTTTCATTGGTTCGACTGGCGCAACGGTGTACAACTCCAGCACGTCTAATGCTGCTGCTTTAGGTGACTCAGGTATTCGCCGTTCCATCCAGCGTCTTGATGACCAAGACGTTCCGATGACGGATCGTTTCCTGATTGTTCCTCCTTCAAGCCGCAATACGTTGATGAGCATTGCTCGGTTTACTGAGCAGGCTTTTGTAGGCGAGCAGGGTGGTAGCAATACAATCCGTAACGGTCAGATTGGTGACGTTTATGGAGTTAAGGTATTTGTTACCACAAACGCTGACACGGCTGCTGGTAACTCAACGACAGACCGTATCTGCTTGTTGGCACACAAAGATGCATTTGTGTTGGCTGAGCAGATGGGTGTTCGCTCACAGACCCAGTACAAGCAAGAGTATCTTGGTACTCTGTTCACCAGCGATATGCTCTACGGTGTTGCTGAGCTTCGTGATGGCTCTGCTGTTGCTCTCGCAGTTCCAGCCTAAGGCTTTATAAGCTAGTGGCTCTCCTCAGCCTCACAAGGGCTGGGGAGTTTTCTTAAGCAGATACTGTCTGTTTAAGCAAACTAACGGAGATCTAAATGGCGATATATCGTGGACCCGGAGGTGCAGGTGACGCTACAGCAGACGCTACCAATGCTGCCTCAATAGCTAACAGCTATGCAACTGCAGCGGCAGCTTCTGCATCTGCTGCAGCAAGTAGTGCAACTACTGCGGCATCCTCATCATCTACTGCTTCTACCAGCGCAACTTCTGCTTCTACCAGCGCAACCGCAGCGGCATCTTCGGCATCTAGTGCTAGTACTTCAGAAACTAACGCAGCTACCAGCGCAACTTCTGCAGCAGCCAGCGCATCAACAGCCTCAACCAGTGCAACTGCAGCCGCAGGGTCTGCATCTACGGCATCAACGCAGGCAACAAACGCTAGCAACTATGCTACCGCTGCCAGTACCTCTGCAAGCAACGCCTCTACTAGCGCCTCTGCTGCAGCCGCAGATGCAGCCTCTGCTGCCTCAGCTCTTGCCCAGACCTTATCAGCTTACGACAACTTTGATGACCGCTACCTTGGCCCTAAAGCCAGCGATCCAGCACTTGATAATGACGGGAACGCTCTAGTAGCTGGTGCTCTGTATTTCGATACCACCAGCGCAGGCATGAAGGTCTACACAGGATCAGCGTGGGTATTGGCATATGTATCTGGTGGCGGGTTCTTAGCATCGTCAAACAATCTATCTGAACTCACCGCCACGGCTAGCACGGCCAGAACAAATATTGGCCTTGGAACTGGTGATAGCCCACAGTTTACGGCGGTCAACGTAGGCAATGCGTCTGACACAACTGTGACCCGTGCATCTGCCGGGGTGATTGCGGTTGAGGGTAGCAACGTATTGATGGCTAGCAACATCGGTGGATCTGTTCAAGCCTATGATGCAGACACGGCTAAGACTGACGTAGCCCAGACGTTTACTGCACCTCAGCGTGGTACTGTCACTACTGACAACGATGGCTCATTTGACCTGTCGGTGACTAACAACTTTGCCTGTACGCCTACTGGCTCATTTACTCTGACGTTCACCAACATGACCGCAGGCCAGAGTGGGTTCATTCTCTTGGTCAACGGTAGCAACTACACCGTGTCAGCTCATGCAAATACCAAGGTAGTGTCTGGATCGCTGACCACTATATCTGCTACTGGGACGTATCTGCTGTCGTACTGGACTAACGGTACTAACACCTATGTAGTCAACTCAGGAGCACTAGCTTGAGCGTCTTACCAGTAGGGTTTGGCTCTGCCGTAGCAGGCGGCTATCAGATTGAGCGCAGTCTCAGGTTCAATAGCGCAGACTCGGCGTATCTGAACAGGACTCCTGCGGGTGCGGGAAACCGTAGAACTTGGACTTGGAGTGGTTGGGTTAAGCGGAGTGCGCTTGGGTCAATTCAAACAATGTTTGCCGTGTTTGATTATGCTTCTGGTGGAGCAACAAATAATCAACATGGCATTAGATTTACCTCATCTGACACAATAGAATTTTGGAATTATTCTGGAGCGTATGCTGGTCAGAAAATTACAACTCAGGTGTTTCGTGATGTTTCTGCTTGGTACCATGTGGTGGCAATTTGGGACACTCCTAATGCAACCGCTTCAAATCGCATGAGATTGTACATAAACGGTTCTGAAGTAACCGTCTTTGGAACATCTTCTGACCCAACACAAAATACAGACGGTCATATAAATCGTGCTTTTTTACACACGATTGGTACATTTTATGACCCTGACTTTGGTTCTCCAACACATTTGCTTAACGGCTACCTCACCGAAGTCAACTTCATAGACGGTCAAGCCAAAACACCTTCAGACTTTGGTGAAACAGATGCTAGCACAGGTGTATGGAAGCCTAAAGCCTACTCTGGCACATACGGCACTAACGGGTTTTTCCTTAAGTTTGCTGATAACTCAGGCACGACTAGCACAACGCTAGGCAAGGACAGTTCAGGCAACGGTAACAACTGGACACCTAATAACTTCTCTGTAACCGCTGGTGCTGGCAATGACTCCTTAGTAGACACGCCTACGGCCTACGGAACCGATACTGGTGTTGGTGGTGAGGTGCGTGGGAATTACTGTACTTGGAATCCAACATTACCACCGGACACATTTTCGCAAGCAACAAATGTCCTAAATGGTAATTTGCAAGTAAAAGGCTACAACGCATCATTTAACACTTGGGCTGTTGGCACAATGCTAGTTAGTTCTGGTAAGTGGTACTTTGAATTTTTAAGTGAAAATGCAAGTGATTGGCAAAGAATTGGTATTATATTATCCACAACGGGTCGGGTAAATCCTTTTAATGGAACATATTATCAGTATTATAGTTTAACTGGTAACAAATTAGGCCCCGGTGTAGACGCAGCATATGGCGCTACATGGACAACAAACGATGTAATTGGTGTTGCTCTTGATTTAGATAATGGAAAATTATGGTTTAGCAAAAACGGAACCTACCAAGCAAGTGGAGATCCTGTTGCTGGAACCAATGCGGCGTTTACTGGATTAAGCGGATCATTTTTACCAGCAGCGTCTATGGGTTCGGATACTTCTAACTCTGCCTATGCCAACTTCGGTCAAAGAGCCTTTGCCTACACCGCCCCCTCTGGCTTCAAAGCACTCTGCACACAGAATCTGCCTACGCCTACCATAGGTGCGACTAGCACGACACAGGCCGATAACTACTTTGATGTTCTAACTTGGACTGGAAACAGTAGTTCAACCGGAACAACTAGAAATCAAACAGGGTTAGGATTTCAACCGGATTTTGTTTGGATTAAAAACAGAAGCGATACGTACTGGCACAATCTGTATGATTCAGTAAGAGGCACTGGGTCTACCAAAAATTTGGCATCTAATACGACAGGGGTAGAAGGGGATAGTAATTACGCCGCTTTGTATGGATATTTGTCGGCATTTAATTCTGACGGATTTCAAACGACCAACGGAACAGATGTTGCCCCCGGCATTTGGGTAAACCAAAACGGACAAACCTTTGTCGCATGGAACTGGAAAGCCAACGGTGCTGGCTCCACTAACACGGCTGGCTCTATTACCAGCACAGTCAGCGCAAACACTACTAGCGGGTTCTCGATTGTTACTTATACGGGTACTGGTGCTAATGCTACGGTAGGTCATGGGTTGGGTGTTGCTCCGAGTATGATTATTGTTAAGAACAGAACTGATGGAACCAGAGATTGGCTTGTGTATCACGCTTCTATTGGAAATACCGCCGCAGTATTTTTAAATCTTACAAACGCATCTACTGCGCTGTCTGCGTATTGGAACAACACATCCCCAACAAGTAGCGTATTTTCACTTGGAAACTCTAGTGCCGGTAACGGTAGCACTAACAGTCTTGTAGCCTACTGCTTCGCACCCGTGGCTGGTTATTCTGCCTTTGGTAGTTACACGGGCAATGGTTCTACGGATGGGCCTTTTGTGCATCTTGGGTTCAGACCTAAGTTCTTTATGACAAAAAGAACAAACGGCGCTGGCGATAACTGGCACATTCACGACACCACAAGAAGTACATATAACATTGCTTATGATGACTTACGGCCTAATACAAGCGATGCTGAAAACACTTCTGCTTATCCAATGGATATTTTGTCTAACGGAATTAAGTGGAGGCAAGGGGGTTCAGATGGAAATGAATCTGGCGCAACTTATATATACGCCGCCTTTGCCGAAAACCCCTTTAAGTATTCTCTTGCGAGGTAATTATGTTTCAACTAAACGGTAATCCAATCTCAATCGACTCTGAACAAGTCATCGGTGGCATACGCTACCCGCACCTGCGTGACCCTGCCCTGCGTGAGCAGTTAGGCGTGGTAGAGGTAGCAGACCCAGAGCAGTATGACCAACGGTTTTATTGGGGCGTAGGCAATCCCAAACTCTTAAATGACCGTGAAGAAGTAGACCAAGATGGCAACCCCATGTATGTCAAGGTCTTGGGCGTGGTCAACGGTGAGCCTGCGATGGTGGACTCGACAGAGCGTCTAGTAACCAAAGGACTCAAGAGCCAATGGATTGCACAGGTCAAGGACACGGCTGGCAAGATGCTTGCCCAGACTGACTGGATGGTTGTCAGAAAGGCTGAGAGAAACATCGATGTACCCGCTGCAGTGGCTACGAAGAGAGCCGCTATCGTTGCTGAGTGCGATAGGCTTGAAGCTGCTATCGCTGCCTGTGCAGATGTAGAAGCCTTGATCGCTGTTGTTGGAGCACAAAACTGGACTACGGAATAACCAATGGCAAACCACGAGGAAGTAAAACACATTGCTGATGGTTTATCGATAATGACCGTCATCGGCACATTGGCAGAAATTCTTCCTGCCGTGGCTGCACTATTTACTATTATCTGGACTGGCTTTCGGATCTATGAAACCGAGACAGTACAGGGATGGTTAGGTAAGAAATGAGACCAGTATCAGTAGGTAAGAACCTAGTAGCTAATACGTTAACTACGATGGCTACAGTGCCAACTAAGCATGATGCTAAGTGGATACTGCTTCATGCCTATAACGGTACTGCATCAGCAAAGAACTTTGATGTGTTCTGGTACGATAAAAGTCAGAATACATCTGTTGAAATTATTACAGCTTACCCACTAGCTTCTAAGACTTATTTACAATTTGGTGGTGAAGGTAAATACATAGTATTAGAAGAAGGCGATGAGATTAGGGTTAAGATTGAGGCTGGTGCTACAAATGCAATCTGTGCTGTAACCCTAGAGTTATACCCAAGAGCAACATCAACACAGTTTATTGACTTTGGATTCTAAGGAGAAAACTATGCCAATGGTAGACGGAAAGAAATACCCTTACACTAAGAAGGGCAAACAAGCAGCAGCATCGGCTAAGATCAGCAAGTTGCGTAAAGAAGGTATGCCACAGAAGCAGGCAGTAGCTGTTGGCCTAGCCATGACTGGTATGTCTAAGAAGAAAGCTAAGAAAGGTTCTTCTCGTGGTTACTAAGCCCGGACTCTATGCCAATATTAATGCAAAGCGTAAGCGGATAGCTGAGGGATCTGGTGAGAAGATGCGTAAGGGCGGCTCTAAAGGCGCACCCACTGCTAAGGCATTTAAACAAGCTAAGAAGACTGCGAAGAAATAATGGTAAAGAAGGTATATCAGAACCCAGAAGGTGGCTTAAACGCCAAAGGTAGAGCATACTTCAAGAACAAAGAAGGCGCTAACCTAAAGCCTCCAGTGTCTGCTAAAGAGGCTGCTAAGTCTCCTAAGAAGGCTGGGCGTAGAAAGTCTTTCTGTGCTCGTATGAGTGGTGTACCGGGGCCTATGAAAGACGAGAAGGGCAGACCTACTCGCAAGGCGTTAGCACTAAGAAAATGGGATTGCTAAATGGCTAGGAAAACTTACTTACAATTAGTTAACGATGTATTGATCCGCTTGCGTGAGCCAGAGGTTACATCAGTTAACGACACTGCGTACTCTAAGCTTATTGGTAAGTACGTCCAAGATGCACAGAGACAGGTAGAGGATGCTTATAACTGGAATGCTCTAACTAACACGCTTACCATGAACACTGTTCCAAACCTATTTAATGCTGTATTAGTAGGCGCTGGTACTCGCTTTAGAACGCTAAGTATTATTAATGATACAAGTAACTGGTTCTTAGAATATAAGTCTGGTCTGGAGATGGATGACTTATTCTTAAATCAATCTACTCAAGTAGGTCCTCCTCTGTACTATAATTTTAACGGTGTTGACATTGCTGGAGATACTCAAGTAGACTTGTATCCTATTCCAGATGGTGTCTATGTTATTAGGTTTAATATCATTCAACCACAAGACCCATTGCAGTATGACGTAGATGAGATCTTAGTTCCTGCAGAGCCAGTCATCTTTTTAGCTTATGCTAAGGCTTTGGCAGAGCGCGGAGAAGATGGTGGTATGTCTAGCTCAGAAGCTTATGCACTATACCAGACTTCTCTGGCAGACCATATCTCGACAGAAGGTAATCGTTATCCTGACGAACTAAAC